AGGTGGGCTTCAAGGAACCGCGCTCCGGCGGCAGAAGCAACGCTATGGTAGCCAATACCCTCGAATATGGCAAACACGGCCAGCCGCCGCGACCCTTTTTGAAGCCCGCGAAGGCCGCCGTCCGAGTCAGGGTTATAGAGACTATGAAGAAAAAGCTGGATGAGGAGATATCGAATTTATGACTAACGTAAACATATTTTCTGATCTTAATGCACTATTAACCGAACACGCTCCCGTTGAAACGGGCGTATTCAGCGGAGAAGCTCCCGACAAGTATTTCGTCGTTACGCCGCTTACGGACACTTTCGAGCTTTTTGGCGATGACGGGCCTGAATTCGAAGTCCAGGAAGCGCGGGTATCCATTTATTCGAAGGGTAGCTATCTGACATTAAAATATAATGTCGTCGTAGCGTTGCTGGCTGATGGATTCACGATCCCCGAACGAAGGTACATCGGGCGCGAGGACGATACCGGATATTTTCACTACACGCTGGATGTCGCAAAACTCTATCCTCTGGAGGAACCGGAATGGCTACAATAGGCATGGATATGCTGTACTACGCGAAAATAACCGAAGGTACAAACGGCGAGGAGACATATGGCCCACCGATCCGGCTGGCGCGGGCGATCAGGGCGGATCTCGCAATAGAGTTCGCTGAAGCGAAACTTTACGCCGATGATGGCGCGGTCTACGTCATAAAAGACTTCAAATCAGGCACTTTGACGCTGGGCGTGGACGATATCGGCGTGACTGCGGCCCAGGATTTGACCGGCGCGGTGGTCGATGACAACGGCGTGCTCGTGTCTATGAGCGAGAGTGACGGTGCGCCTGTGGCCATCGGCTTCCGTGCGCTTAAGCCCAACGGAAAGTACCGCTATTTCTGGCTTTACCGCGTGAAATTCGGGACTCCGGCCACAAATTTACAGACAAAGGGCGATACCATCACCTTCCAGACGCCGACCATCGAAGGTATCGTGATACGGCGCAGCAAGCCGGACGATAAAGGACGGCATCCCTGGAAAGTGGAAGTCACCGAAGGCGATGACGGCGTCAGCGCATCTGTTATTTCGGGTTGGTACACAACAGTTTATGAGCCGGTTTTCGCGAACGGAGTGACACAGAGCGCCAACGCGCCCGCTGATACAAATGGTGAAACGGAACCTGTTACTACCTCCGACTCTGATATTCCGGGAGGCGAGGCGTAATGGACGAATTTATCGACGACCGCAGCACGGTTATTTCCGTCGGCGGCGCTGAGTACAAACTAATCCTGACCACGAAAGCGACCAAAGCTATCGCGGCCCGGTACGGCGGTTTGGAGAATCTCGGCGAAAAGCTCATGAAATCTGAGAATTTCGAGCTTGCCCTTGACGAGATCGTCTGGCTGATAACCTTACTGGCCAACCAATCCGTACTTATTTACAACCTCGGCCACAAGGACGCGCCGAAGCCGCTGCTGACCGAAGATGAGGTTGAACTGCTGACTTCGCCGCTGGAGTTGGCCGGATACAAAAACGCCATAACGGAAGCGATGTTCAAGGGAACAGCCCGGAACGTGGTCAGCGAGGGTGACGCTTCAAAAAATACGCTGGGCGCGTAAATGATTCTGAATTATTTACGCGCCTGTTTTATTTCGGGACTGCCCATCTACACATGGCTGCGGATGAATTCTGGCTGACACCGCTGGGCGTGTTCCTCGATCTCTGGACTTGTCATAAACAGTGGCTTGGGATCGAGAAGCCCCGTGTGGAGCGGTCTGTGGATGATATTATCCCGCTGGATTGTTTTTAGTAATGAGTTTCTACTATGATAAATGTGCTTGTCTGAACGGTGAAAGGGGGCTGGCGCTTTGGCTAATTCGGATTTCGGCCTACGTCTGGGCATAGACGGCGAACGCGACTTCAAAAAGGCGTTGGCCGACATTAATCAGTCTTTCAAAGTCCTCGGCTCCGAAATGGCTCTGGTCACCTCGCAATTTGACAAGAACGATTCGTCCGTGAAGGCGCTGACTTCCCGGAACGAAGTGCTGAACCGCGAGATCGAGACGCAGAAGGATAAAATCTCCACACTCAGATCGGCCCTTGAAAACGCCGCCACGTCATTTGGTGAAAACGACAAGCGCACGCAAAACTGGCAGATACAGCTTAACAAAGCCCAGGCCGAGCTTAACGGCATGGAGCGCGAGCTTTCCGACAACAACAAGGCTCTCAACGCCGAATCCAAGGCCCTGGACGAAACCGGCAAGGGCATGAACGAGATGGGCAAGGAGACCAAGAACCTCGGCGGCGAGATGGAGGAAACCGGCAAAAAGACCTCCGTCTTTGGTGACGTCCTCAAAGCCAGCCTTGCCGCAGACGCGATCAAGGCGGGGCTATCGGCCCTTGTTGATATGGTTAAGGCCGTGGGAACGGCTGTGAAGGATTACGTTTCCGAAGGCTCACAAATGGCCGCCGACGCCGCCGAAAACCACATGAAGCTCACCACAGTCATGCGGAACATGATGGACGCCACGGACGACGAAATACAGAGCATCGTCGAACTGACAAAGGCCCAGGAGCAGCTTGGCGTCATTTCATCGGCGGTGCAGGTGGCCGGGGCGCAGGAACTGGGTACCTATTTGGAGAAAAAATCCTCCTTAGAGGCCATAATCCCCGTCATGAACGATATGATCGCCCAGCAGTACGGCGTGAACGCTTCCCAGGAAAACGCCGTAGGAATCGCCATGATGCTCGGAAAAGTCATGAACGGTCAGGTTGGGGCGTTGTCAAGGTACGGATATACTTTCGACGAGGCCCAGGCGCAGATTTTGAAGTTTGGCACCGAATCGGAGCGGGCGGCTGTGCTGGCCGATGTTGTTCGCGAATCCGTCGGCGGCATGAACGAGGCCCTGGCCCAAACCGACGCCGGAAAAATGACCAGCTTAAACAATGTCTTGGACAACACAAAAATCAGCGTCGGCGCGATGGCCAACGAATTCAAGGCCCAGGTCATGGGACAGATGCTGCCGTCCATATCTTCGCTGGCAGACGCGTTCTTGGGCGTCATGCGCGGCGAGGACTCCGTCGAGGGCATGGCGGCGGCATTTAGCGGCGTGTTTTCTGAAATAGTCAATATTATCGATGAACAACTGCCGCAGCTTTTAGAGCTTGGAAGTCAGCTTCTTACTGCTGTTGTAACGGGGTTGACGGATAATATCGACGTTATCATCACCGGCGCACTAAGTATTATGGATGCGCTGATCGCCGCGATTATTGACTTGCTGCCGCTTATATTAGAAGCGGGCGGGAAGCTGCTGTTAGGTTTCTTGGAGGGCATCATGGCCGCGCTGCCATCATTGGCCGAGGCCGCCGTGCAGATGATCGCGATGATGGCCACTGGATTGACGGAGGCGCTCCCGACGCTGATTCCGACAATTGTGCGTGTTATGGAACAAATCGTTACCGTGCTGATTCAAAATCTCCCTTTGCTTCTAGACGCGGCACTACAACTGATTGTGGGGTTGGCCGAGGGGTTTCTGGACGCCATCCCGGAGCTTGTGAAAGCTCTCCCGGCCATTATTCAGGCGATTGTTGAGTTCGTACTCGGCGCAATCCCGCAGATTATCGAAGCGGGGATTCAACTGTTGGTGTCGCTGGTAGCGGCCCTGCCGGACATTATCATGGCTGTGGTCGAGGCAATCCCTCAAATAATCGAGGGGTTGGTGACCGCGATAATCGGCTCCATCCCTATACTCATTGACGCCGGAATAAAACTGCTGGTCGCGCTGATCCAGAATCTGCCGCTGATTATTACAACCATTGTAAAGGCCATCCCCGAAATAATCAAGGGGCTGGTGAGTGCCTTGAGCAATTCGATCCCGCAGCTTGTGCAGGCCGGTGTGAAGCTGTTCATCTCACTTATAGAGAACCTTCCGATGATTATTTGGGAGATCATCAAAGCGGTGCCGCAGATAATCACCGGAATAGTAGGCGCTTTCCGAGATTTGGCATGGCAGATCGTGCAAATAGGCGGCGATTTGATCAAGGGCATATGGCAGGGCATTTCCGACGCCGGAGCGTGGCTCCGCGACAAAATATCCGGTTTCTTCAGCGGCGTCGTGGATTCGATCAAGAATTTCTTCGGAATCGGCTCCCCGTCGCGCCTATTCGCCGAATTGGGCGGGTTTATGGCCGAGGGGCTGGGCGTCGGCTTCGGAGCGGAGATGGAAAAGGTCGGGCGGGATATGCAGAACGCCATCCCGCATGACTTCGACATCGGGGCGGATATTCACGGCGCTTATGCTTACAGAGGCATCACGGGCGGCGCGGGGTTTGACGCTGGCTCCGGCATTGTAAATAACTTTAACATATCGGAATTGATTGTCCGGGAAGAAGCTGACATTCACAAAATTGCCGGACAACTGTTCCGGCTCCAGCAGCAGAACCAGCGCGGAAGGGGGGTGGCGTTCGCGTGAACGGGCTTGGATATGGGTTTACTTTCAATAACCGCCATAGCTCGGAATTCCGGGTAGTGGCAAAGTCAGACGACAGAACGCTATTGCCCGAAAAACGGCGCAATGAATTTGTTGTTCCCAACCGCGACGGTGTTTTGGACTTCGGCGGCAATACCTACGAAAAGCGCGTAATAACGATCCGGCTGTCGTTGTTGGCAAAAACACTGGAGGAGCTGCGTGAGTCGGCGCGGGCGGCGGCGAAGTGGCTGGCCGGTACAGGATACCTTATTTTCGATGATGAGCCTAATAAAGCGTATCGGGCGAAGGTTTATCAGCCGCTGTCAATTACGCAGTTAGTGAGCGTCGGCGAGACTTCAGTGCCTTTCGAGTGCGCTCCATTTGCTGAAAGTCCTCTGTATAACCAAATAACGGAGACATTCACTAATAAGCCGCACGAAACACATGTCATGCCCAATGGCACCCAGGATATGCCATGTATTATCATAATCAAGAACATCGGCACGACAAATATAAACAATATCGTAATCACTCGAAAAGCGACGGCGCTACTCAGAGGATCAAGGGATGAGGTAAGTTTAACC